TTTCATCATTATACACATTTATTGCTGTTTTATTATCTCCATCTTTATTTGAACAAGTATAATATCCTTTATTATGATATTTAATATGATGACAACCTATTTGTTCAAGAATATATTCTATTTTATTGTTTTCATATATATATTTTTTTAATTCAGTAATTGTCATATATCAATATATCACCTACCTTTACCAATCCAATACATTTACTTTAAACTTTCAATATAATATTCTTTCATTTTTTGCAAACTAGCTATTTTTATTGAAGGCAAAAGAAAATCATATTTATTTAACATTTTTATAAGAATATTATATTTGTATTCACAATATATTTTAAATGCTTCTTCGGCTGATTTATAGACTCCTAAATACTTTTTACCCAAAGCTACTTTATATTTATTTATATTTTTATTATAACTTACTCCCATATATCCTGATGTATTTGTATTAGGTGTTCTACGAAATAAATTATTTATTTCTTTTGGCACAAAACAACATTGTTCTAAGGTATAAATTTTATTAGAATTATTAACTGCAAAAATATCTTTATCAATTTCAAAGTTAATATTGTTATATTGTTTTAATTCTTTATAACCTTTAATTTTAGGAACATCATCAACAAAATAATCAAATCTATGCCATCTTTCATCTACAACAACATCTTTATAAGATACTTCAATTTTATGATATTCTTCATCATAACATCTTTGTAACATTCTTATCCATCTTTCATATTGCTCATGTAATTGTGGATTTTTAATATAACCTATTTTGCCTATATTATATACAGTCGGAAATAAACAATCTTTTAATTCTTGTTTTTTAATATTTCCACCAGTTGATAATGTTTCATAACCAGTATTAATAAATTTACATATGTATAATTTTTTGTTTTGATATCCTAAACCATGAACTCCTAAAACTATAAAATCACCGTATTTTTTACTATTGAATATTCTACCAATCCATTTTTCTCTATCATTATTATTTTCTAAATCTTTATTAATAGAATATACTATTTTGTTTACCTCCCTACCAATCAACTGCTATATGAGTAATACCTATCTCTTTCATTGTATTTAATGACATATTATGCTCTATTACAATTTGAAATGAATTAGCACTGCCTTCTCTATTTTTTATAATAAATACAATTTGATATCTTTTATCTTTATCTAATTTAACAGGAAGTTTTGTACGTCCATTTTTTCCTTCTAAACGATAAACTTTTAATTCATGCTTTCCACCTTCATATTCATCTTCTAAAATATCTCTTATCATAATACATGTACTTGTTGGATCAATAATATTTTTCGCTACACCACTATTATCTTGTGTATAATATCTTTGTCTTGCACTTCCTTTTGATAATTGAAATGTACAAGTTATATGTAAATTTTTTGCTTCTGGTTTAACAACATCATTTATATCAACCATTGCTTGCTGCATTTCTAACCATGAATTATTTGAAACTTTTCCTGCATCCATTTTAAATGTATCAAGTATAAAATATTTAACACCCATATTTGCATATTTTTTAATAACTTTAATTGCATTAGAAGTTTGATATTTTTTAAATGGTATAAGTGTAATTATATGATTACTTGCTTGCTCTTTTAACCATTTAGCACTATCTTTTAATATTTGTTTTATTTCTGGTGTATATTTTCCATCTCTAACAATATACTTCTGCAATTCTTTTTTTAATATATTATTAGCGATCCATACTAAGAATTCTCTTTGATATTTTTTTCTACCATCTTCATTTAACATTATAACAACTTTTTCTTTTTCTTTAATTATACTAGGTATAATAGCAGATCTTGCAAATGTACTCTTCCCTACATTTGATAAACCACCAATTAAAGTAATATTGCCTATTAACTGACCTCCAGTTTCTTTATTAATCATAGGCATATTATAATATGGTAAACCTACTGCTAAACCTTCATCTAATTCTTCAATTAATTCATCTATTCCATCTGTAATACAATAACTTTTAATTTCACCTTCTACATTAATAAATATGTGATTTAATTGTACATCATAAAATTCATATATTTGTTCTGCAGACATATCCACAAACTCTTTAATCTTATCATAAACAGGGAATCTTCTTGCTAACAATTGCAATACAGCGTTCCATTTATGTAATTCATTAACATATCCATTTATATTATCAATATTAATATATTCTTTTGATTTATCAATGGTGTTATAACCACCATATTCTTCATATTTTTGTTTTAGTTTTAAATGTTTCTCTAAATATAAACCAATAGTAATATCATCTAATGTTTTTTTATTTTCTTTTACAATAATATCATAACCTATAGCAAAATAAACTCTCCATACATTATCTGTAAAACTTTTTATATTTAGATTATCATATGTGAAGTATAAATCTGGATTTTTGTAAAGGATACTTACTATATTGGCCTCGCAAGCAAGTTTATATTCTTGTACCTTCTTACTTGATTTTATTAATTCAATCTCAAGAGGTGTTAATTCTTTTTTATTTTTTTCTGCCATCAACGCACCATCCATTTTACCATAATTCTTCTAATTCATTATTAAGTATTTTATTTTTACTCTTATTTTTATATTCTGCCCCTTCATGTATTATATTTTCAAATTTCATATTCTCAACTTTTTCTTCTGATTTAACTACTTGTTTTAATCTATTTACCACATCATTAATTTCTTTTTCAATTATAATCATTATAGTATTGAATTTATGTTGTTCATTTTTAAAATCTTGCGACCTAACTATTTGCTTTATTTTCATTTTATTAATTTTAAAAGTATATAAAATATGCTGATACTCATAATTAGCCATAGATGTAGTTTTCTTATTTGCCATAAATTTACCTTCTTTTAAACCTTTTAATCTTAATACCATATATGAAGGTAATTTTTGAGATTTATCATATTCAAATATTTCTATTTTTATATATTGATATAATTCATCCCAATCTTTTTTTTCTTTTTCCGTCATTTTTGCCATATTCATCACCTATAATTATAATTTAAAGAGGTGGCATATTAAAACCACCTCTCTTTTTTAATCTTTAAGAAGCAATTACTTCCATAAATTCTACTAATTCTTTAAGTTTTTCTATATTAGAAGATTCTAATTCTTTAGGCAACAATTCTAATTCTTTTAGTTTAGCAGAAACTTTTTTAACCTTATCTCCATTAGATTTTATAGTATTCATTAAAATTTTAAATTTTTCTAATAAAACAATCCTTTCTTCATCTTCTCTTTTTTTATCTATTTCTTCTTTCTTTTTAGTCGCTTCTACTTCAACTAATTTATCTTTTTCTTCTTCTTGCAATACCTTTGTTTCTTCGATTGATTTTTTATTAGATTGTTTGTCGTGTTCAATTTTAATAGCATCTTCTATTGCCCTAATAAATTCATTTGGCTCTAAAACAATATAATCAGTAATATCAGAGAATCTTGATTTAGAATCAATATTAAAATTATCATCTCTAAATGTTATAATTCTTGATTCACTTTCGATTAATCCTTTTACTTCATCTTTTTTATCTTTACCTTTTTTACCAGTTTTGACTTGTGTAATTTGTCTATTAATTGAAGCTACGCCTAACACATGAAGTTTAGTTTTTATAGCATTAAAATATCTATGAGACATATTTGTAGTTAACATATCATATTCAAGTCCACTTGCTACGTCTGTCATAGTTCTCTTTTTGGTGTGACCAATAATAAACATACTTACGCCAATTTTTTTAAGTTCCCATATTTTATTAAGAATTAATTCAATTGCTTTATCTTCTCCTGCCATATATCCACCAAAAGCAGCTTTAATTGATTTAGTTTGTTTTTCAGGATATTCTTTATTATGTAGTCTAATAACTTCTGATTCAACAATTTTAAATAATTCATCTAAAGTATCATATACTAACACTTTTAAATCTTTGTAATCTGTAAGTTTATTTTCAATAATATCTTCAGTAAATTCATCAAATGTATCCCAATCAGGAATATCTTCATATTGAACTCCAGGAATAGCATCAATACCATCTTCTTTACCAATATTACAAATTATATATCCATCTTCTCCAACAAGTAATTCGCATACTTCTTTTGCAAGAGACGTTTTCCCAATACCACTTTCACCAATTAAACCAATATTATAAGCTAAAGGATTTACTTTAATTACATTCTTTTTACCATATTTACGTGCCAAAATCTAACCACCTTTTTATGTATTTTTTATTTTTTATTTCATTTCCATTTTATTATTTTATATGAAGGAGAAATAAAAATCTCCTTCATATTTCATACTATTTATATCTAATCATCTTCTGCAAGCAATTTATCTAAATCATCCAAACTGTAATCACTAGAGTTTTCTTCTTCTGTATCACTATCATTTGCATCAGTATTCTTATCATCTTTGCTCTTACCTTCTTTTTCACTAAGCAATTGACTTAAGAATACTAAATCATCAAATTTATATTTTTCATCCGTTCTTTGAATTACAGGTTTTTTATCGTCACCTTCACCAACAAGTTTAATAACAGGTTTTTTGATTAACATTTTCTTTTCTCTAGTATTTCCAACAGCACATTTTGCCAATGCTTCTTCTTCTGTATAAGCACCCAATTCAATTAGTTCCCTAATATCTTCTGGTACATCATCAAGAGTAATATTAACTTTTGCTTGACCTTCAACAATAATACCTTCTACTGTGATTTCATTAACATTATCTTTTTTTGCTTTAAACATTTTTACAAGTAATTTTGCACCTTTTTCTAAATCTTTTTCTGCGACTTCAAATTGAAATACTTTAGTGAATACTACATTTTGTTTAATTTCAATCTTATCTTGACCGTATTTACCAACATAATCAATAACATATGTAGTGATTGGGAATGAACCAGATTCCTTATCATATTTACCAATACTATCTTTATCAACAAGAATTGTTTGTTGGAATGTTGCAGAATATTTAGATACATCATCTGCTTTTGATAGATATACAGAAGTAATTTCCTTTTTAACTTGAATACTATCTTGATAAATTGAGTATTTTAAATTACCTTTTACATTAACAACCATTCCATCAGTAAGATGTTCTTTTATGTATTCAATAGCATCATATGAAGATAAGAATTTCTTAGAAAAAGTTTTTTCTTTTGCATCTTTTTCTAATCCCACAGTGATAAAACATTGATTTCCAACTTGTTCAGTGATATTTTCGTCAAGTCTATCTTCCCAATCAATAGTAAACTTATTTTCATAATCATCTTTATCTTTACCATCTTCTGTTTTTTTACCATGAACATAAACAACAGAATCACCTTTATTACTATATCCACCCATCATATCAGCATAAACTACATTTCCATTACCACAGTCTACACCAAGATTCATAACATTATAAATCCAACCAGAATTTGATTCTTCATCAATTTTAAAAGTATAATCGTTGACTTTCGCTTCACCGATTAATTGGAATGATGCCTGACCTTTTTTTAGAGATGTTTTTTCTTTAGTTTCTTTTGCCATATGTAATATTAGTCTCCTTTAAATTTATATTTTTATTTTTACAATCTGTATAATTATTTAAATAATCAGTTATAAAATCTATTCTTCTTCCTTATCATCTTCACTATCATCTTCAATAAGTCTTAAACTTCCTTCTTGCATTTCAACCACAGACCAAGTTTCTTTATGCTTACCATCACTCGGAATAAATTCAATTTCTACTTTTTCAGGTTTAGTACCTTTCAATTTAGTTATATTACCTTTTTTTAATTCTCCATTCTCGGTAATAAATCTAATTCTATCTCCTTCAGAAATAGTTTGTAATTCATCCGTACTGGTTTTTACTTCAATTGATTCATACGGTACTTTCATAATTTCTACCATAAATAAACATTTCTCCTTTTCTTTTTAAATTTTATTTTAATTTTAACTTAAAACCCAAGTTTGAATGAAATATTCCATTTGTCACGATTTTTGAAAAATTGACATGCTCTAAACCCTTAATTTATAGAGGTTTTATAATTGGTAAATTTTGTATATCACCCTTTCTACTTAGTTTTTTCTTACTTTTTCGGTTTTTGATGAAATTTTCTTAATTTCTTCCTACTTTCATAATTATAATTACATTCTGTATAATTGTCAAGAGAGAATTTAATTTATTTTTTGATTTTAGTTAAATTCTCTCTTGAATGGTAAACTTAAATCATCTTAATTAAACAACCCTACCAATCATCTCATTAAATTGTGATTCACTGATTATTTTTACACCTAACTCATTTGCCTTTTTATTCTTACCAGAAGTAGATGTTACATCGTTGTTGATAAGGTAATTTGTTTTCGCACTAACCGATCCACTCAGTTTCCCCAATAATGAAGTGATCAATTCTTCTAATTCTTTACGATTTTTAAATGTTTCAACACTTCCTGTCACTACAAATGTAATTCCATCTAATGATTTAAGACTTGATTCCACCTTAATTTCCTCTTTTACAAATTCCAAAGTATAAGTTAACTTAATCCACATCTTTTTCTCATTTTCATCATTATACCATTTATGCAAACTTTGATTAGTTATATCACCAAAATCAGTTAATATAGTAAAATCAAAATTATTAATTAATGCATTTTTAAATGCAAACCAATCATTTTTAAAATATTTAACTATAATCTTACTTGAACCTTTTCCAATATTTGGTATACCTAAGGCATAAATAAAATTTTGTAGTTTAACTTTTTTAGATTTCTCAATAGCATTTACTAATTTGGTGTACGACTTACTTCCAAATCCATCCATTTTAATAATTTGAGATTTATATTTATCTAAACTATAAATATCATCAAAAGTTTCTAACCAACCTTGATTGATGAATTTTTCAAGTGTTTGATCTGATAAACCTTCTATATTCATTGCATCTCTTGATACAAAGTGAGAAAATTTCTTTAATAACTTAGCAGAACAATTAGGATTAGTACATTTTAATACTTTACTTTCATTTAATTGTTCAATAATTGCTACTCCATTGCATACAGGACATACTTTTGGGATAATTAAATTATTACTTCTTGTAAAGTTTTCTTCTATTTGAGGAATAATCATATTTGCCTTAATAATAGATACTGAATCACCTATACCTAATTCTAATTCTTCAATAATACTTAAATTATGAAGACTTGCTCTTGACACTTCTGTATTATCCAAAATAACAGTGTTAAATAAAGCAACAGGTGTAATAACTCCAGTTCTTCCTACAGACCATTCAATTCCTGTTAATTGTGTTGTTTCTGCTAGGTCGATTGCTTTTAGAGCGATACTATGATGAGGATGATGAGATGTCTCACCTAATGATTTAGAGTATTTAACTGAATCCATAGTAAATACTAATCCATCAATTGGAGTTTTAGTTTCTTCTGCAACTTGATACATCTTATCAACATATTGTTCAATATTTTCACCTTTATTAATTTTTATATGATTAATTGTTGTGATTCCTAATTCATTTAACCATTTAAACTGTTCATATTTAGAATCTGATAATATTTCATCACATTCAAGTATACCAAAAGCATAATAATATACTTCTCTTTGTGAGCAAATTTTACTATCTAATTGACGACAAGAACCTGAAACAAGATTTCTAGGAATTGCATATTTATCCTCATCTGATAACTTTGAATTAATTTTATCAAAATCATCTTTATGAATAATTGATTCTCCTGCTAATCTTAAAAATCCTTTGAATGGTATTACTTTTGGTAAATTTCTATATGTTTTACAATTATGAGTAATTAATTCTCCGATAAAAGAATTCCCTCTAGTAGAACCTTCAATTAGTGTTCCATTTTTATACACTATTTCATTTGTTAATCCATCTGCCTTTAACATTGCTAAAATATCTTGATTTTTTCTCCATTGATTAATTTCATCAATAGATTTAGTTTTCGACAATGATTTAAGTGGAATAGGATGTTCTACTTTTTGTAGTTTTGATATTACTTCATACCCTACTGTTTGCGTTGGACTATTTGATAAGATGTAATTACTTTCATTTTCAAGTGTAGATAATTCATCAAACATATTATCATACTGTAAATCTGAAATAATTGGTTTATTTATATTATAATAATTATGTCTATGGATATTTAATTCTTTTACTAAAGTTTTAATCCTTTGTATTTTATTCAAAAATGTAACCTCCTTTTCAATTCTTAATCTTCAATCTTACCTCATTATATAATTATTTTTCTTATCTGTCAAGAGGTAAATTAAATTCTTTCAATCAAATTATAATTATTAACAAAACTATCCAAATCAAATTTAAACTGAAAACCTGCTGCTTTGCTATGACCGCCACCTAAAAATTGTTTAGCAATCTCAGAACAATCTACTTCTCCTTTT